AAAGAGATGCTATGGATTTCAGCGATCTTAACGAGCTGCAGCAATCCAGATCGGATAGAGAGTCCGCATTTGGCACCGCATCTACAGATGTGTTTATGCCTACTGGTGCTGTAGAAGCAATGCTGAGAGGTCGTGAAGAACTCCCAGAAGAAGCCCCACGCCCAAAAGACATGCAGGAGATGTCTCGTCGTGGACCAAAGCTTATGAAGACAGGGGTGTCAAAGGGATTAAAAGGTGGTCTAAGAGAAATTCCAGAACAGACAGAAGACCCTTTTTATGGAATATATTACTCACCAGACCCATCGAATATTAGAGCTTATGTTCCTGGTTCAGGTGACGTCCATGAAAGAGCTTTCGGCGCTAGAGGCTATGAAATGGAAGACAGGATTCCTTACGGATTTCGCGTCGGTCCAGATGCTAAAGCTGTATATGCAAAACCAGAAGTTTTTGACATGATGAAAGAAGAGGGTGTAGGAGCTAGAGGTCCTGCAGCAGAAAAATTCTTTATGGATCTCTACAAAGAAAAACCTGAGCTTTTCAGTGAAACACAGAACTCCAGAAATGTTATCGGTCAGAGGGTTTTGGAAGAAGCCAAGAGAATGGGGTCAGGAACACCTGGGTTCTATATTCCTACAAGATAAGAAATCTTCTTAAGATAAAAAAAGGGGCGCAGGCCCCTTTTTCTTTTACTCTCCTGGCATAGGGGATAGAAGCCATCCCACTGTGATGATTCTTTCATCGATCTGAGCTCCACTCATTCGATCGACGAGTCGGTTGTTCTTTGATGCTGCGTCGTCGATGAAGATAGATCCGACTCCGATTACAATTGCGAGAATCGCGGTAAACTTTAGCTTGTTCATGGCTGTATGTATTAAATGATTAGAATGAATTTCGTAACTTTGAGCTGTTTGCTGATCTCAGTGTAAGGATAAAAAATGATTACCTCCAAACTTTTGAGTGTAAAAATTCGTTAACGGCATGAAGAAGTATTACTTCAACGCCAAAAAGAAACGCAAAGATCCTCGCATAGAGAACGAAAAACGACGACTAAACAATGAAGCTGTCAAAAAATCTATCACTCGCCGAAGTGACCAAAAGCACAACCGCTAAGAGGTTAGGCATAGACAATACACCAGATGAATGGACAATTCAAAACCTCAAGCAGATTGCGATCAACGTATTTCAGCCTCTTAGGGATGCTTTCGGCTTCCCTATATACGTTTCGAGCGGCTATCGTTCGGCTGAGCTCAACACTGCTATCGGTGGGAGCAGACGCAGTCAACATATGGAGGGAAGAGCACTTGATCTCGATGCAGACGTATTCGGAGGTTGTACAAACTCTCAGATCTTCAACTGGATTAAAGAGAATGTGGAGTTTGATCAGCTCATTTGGGAGTTTGGTGATGACGACAATCCTGATTGGGTGCACGTCTCTTATGTTTATGATGGTCTTAATCGTAAGAGGTGCCTCAAGGCTTGCAGAGATGATAACGGAAAAACTTACTACGAAGTGATCTTCGGCAAAGGACTTTAAGACATGAGCTTTTACGATGACGCAAGTTTGATTTTTGATGCTAGCGCAGCTGCTGGTAAAGACGGTAAGGCATACAGTGTAAAACCTACAAGCGGTGGTGGTGACTTCACTTTCACTAGAGGTAGCAACCTCTCTGCTACACGTGTAGGGAAGGACGGGTATATTGAGAAGGGGAGGGAGAACCTGCTGCTTCAGTCGAATAACTTTGGTGATAGTACGACTTGGGTATTGAATTCCGCAAGCGTAACAAGTGGGGAAAAAGGATATGATGGCACAAATGATGCTTGGCTATTAGATAGTACATCTACCTACAGCGTTAAAATCTATCAGGATTACGAGAAAGCAGGTGTTTCGACATTTTCTATATATGCAAAACAGGGCACATTAAGTCAATTTGCCTTGGATATTTTTACATCCACTGGTGTCAATCGTCAAGATTTTAATTTATCTACTGGTTCATTGGGGGCTAGTGGTAGTGTGATAAGTGCAGACATTACAGACGCTGGTGGTGGGTGGTATCGTTGCAGTGTAACAACTAATAACACGGGAACGGTTTATTACGCAAGGATTCTAATTGGCTTGGGAACTATTTACATCCAAGATGCACAGCTAGAACTAGGTCTTGCAGCAACAGATTACATCGAAACTGGTGCTACTACAGCTACTGCTGGTGTGCTAGAAGACGAACCACGCTTTGATTACAGTGGTGGTGGATGCCCAGCTCTGTTGATGGAGCCGCAGAGAGCGAACTTGGTTAATCAATCTGAGTATTTTGGTGATTATTTAACTTCATCCGCTACAGTAACGCAAAACGCACTTCTCAGTCCAGAAGGCTTGCAGAACGCCAGTACAGTGGACATCACATCAAACGCTGGAAGTGTTTATGCTCAGTCTGGCTCCGTGGTAGAATCAGTAGAAGCCGAAACAAATTATACCTTTAGCTTCTATGTAAAGCAAGGTACCAACACTGAAAACTACTTAGCTGTTAGAGACCAAAACGCAGAGGTTTTCATAGACGCAGACGTCGCATATACAGCCTCATCATCGGAGTGGACGAGAGTCGAACACACTTTTACAACGCCAGTGGGTTGCACGTCTATTAGATTGTATCCACAGCGATACAGCTCTGGCGGCCAAGGCACCACACATATTTGGGGAATGCAGCTTGAAGAAGGAAGCTACCCTACCTCTTACATCCCTACTTACGGGGCTACTGCTACGAGGTCTAAAGAAGGTGCTTCTGACTCTTACGATCAAACAGCTGTCCTAGACCTTTCGTCTATTGGGCTTGACGGGGAAGATGTCTCTTGGTTTTTTGAACTCAAGAACAATCAAGATGTGATTAGAGACAACGGTGGCACAACAATAAGAGTTAGCAGTAATACATCAAATTTAGGGTCATTTAGAATCTACAGGTCAGATGCAAGCAATCCTAGAAACCTGACGGTTGTGTTTCAAGACACGGGAAGTAATTTTACTCCTTCGGGTTATGAGATGACCTCTGAAAACCCAAAAGTTGTTGTTAAAAGAACATGGAGTACTGGTAGAATACAGGTGTATGTAGACGGTGCTTCAGTCATAGATCAAATAGACTTAGACCACAACGCTTGGTATAAGCTTGATTTGTCTGGCGGAGGAAGTACTTTGGAACTAAAACAACTGCTCGCCTTCCCCATGGTCTTGTCCAACAACGACTGCGAGATCCTCACTGGAACAAGCTACACTTCTTTCGCATCCATGGCATCAACATTAAGCTACACACAATATGAGTAAAGCATCACTAGAGCTCGGTGGAGGTAACTGGGCAGCAAAAGACAGGAAACTACTTGGGTACGCTGTAGGGGATACTTCTGGTAAGTACATCCCTCGTGAATTTGATTTCACACGTAATTCAGACATCGCTGCTACAAGAATAAACAAAGATGGTTTGATCGAGAAGCATAGAGAGAACGTGCTACTTAATTCAGATGATTTCTCTATCGCTGGTGCTTCAGATGGCTGGGGAAAGAACAACGCTACTGTTACATCTGGTTATGCTGGATATGACGGGACTACTAACGCTTGGAAACTTGAGTCTACGGTTCTTACGTCTTACAACAACCTTAATCAGAACGAGACAAACAATGCAGCCATAACGCCACTCGGCTCAAAGGTGTCTACTTTTTCTGTATACCTAAAAGCTGGTACTACAAACTGGGTTCGTCTAAATTTGAATGGTACAGGTAATGTTTATTTTGACCTTGGAAAAGGACAGGTAGGTACTGCTTCTTCTGGAAACGTTTTAGGTCAGATAGAAAAAGCAGGAAACGGATTTTATCGTTGCTCCATAACAAGACTTAGTGGTTCCGCTTTTGACATTTGTTATATCTATCTCGCTGAGAGTGACGAAAACCTATTGCCTAACACTCACTCTACCCCTGAGTACATATTTGTACAGCACCCTCAGCTTGAATACGGGTTGGTAGCCACAGACTACTTAGAGTCAGGAGCTACTACAGGCAAAGCTGGTGTCCTTGACAACCTCCCACGGATAGACTATACAAGCGGTAGTGCTAGTCTTCTTTTGGAGCCGCAGAGAAAAAATGAAATTTCTCATAGTGAATACGGGGGAGGGTATGAAGTAGTAGATTCAAACGTAACTGTAACGGACAATGCAGAGGTATCTCCAGAGGGTCTCAAAAATGCAGTTAAGATAGAGGGTATATCAACCTCGTCGGCAACTCAAGCAGTGAAGTTTGGGGCTCTTGAAAGCGGGAGTGTTGTGGGCAGAACCTTTACTGGGTCCTTATACATTAAGCCTGTTGATTCAAGAGATGTTGGTGGGAATGTTTACTTATCTATTCAAAGGCGATTTGGAGACTTTGAAGCTTCCACTGAAGCTATTGAAATAGATTCTGCAGACTGGAAGAGATACGAAATAACCTACACATTTACAGGTGCAGGATCAGGTAATCAAATTGGGTGTGACTTTAAGATATTGAGCACACAAACCCCTATTGACGATATCTACGTGTATGGTGTTCAGCTTGAAGAAGGCTCTTACCCCACATCTTACATCCCTACCTATGGGACAAGCGTTACGAGGAATGTTGATGTTGCTGATGGAATAACAATAAATACTAATGCTAATCACACTATGCTATATGATTTAGAGACTACAAGTGGTAGGGAATCAACTTCGAGTCTAGTAAGCGTTGGATATGATGTTTCTAATAGATATTTCATCAAGGGAACAAGCTCTTCAAATGTTCAACTTCAAGTATCAGGTATTGGTGTGTTTAGCGGAAATATCAACCCAACTAACGAAGTTTCTGGTCGCAATAAGATTGCAGTACAATGGATTGATGGAACAGGATATTTATACTGCAATGGAGTAAAACAAATCGATACTTTAAGTAATTCAAGTTCTTCTAATGATATTGATTATTATGAATTATCAGGTTCTGGATATTCTCACAAGACACATCAATTCCTAATCTTCCCAACGGCATTAACTGATAGCGAGTGTATTGCACTCACAACACTATAACATGAGAAAATTTCGCAAATACGCGTTTGGTAGCCAAGGTGCTGCCACTGCAAAGATCAACGCCCTCGGTCTTGACGATGAAGGTAATCCTACGCATTCGCACTCTATCGTGCGTCTCGGTAACATCGTAATCACCCAAGGTACTTACGATGAAGAAGGTAATGAGCTTACAGCTCCAGTGTTGTCTGACAAGTATCACGTAGACGTGATGTGGAATGGTGAGCCTGACCCAGACTGGGATAATCAGCTAGTGTGGTGCGCTCCCATGGGTGTTCACGTATTTGGCTCATCTAGCGCTATTAGAGAGTGGGTTGAAGAGTGCAAAGTGCAGCGCCCTGATTTGTTCCCCGACCCAGAACCCGAAGAAGAAGTATAATGCTAGGATTAGGTAAATCACTTTTGAGGACGGTGTATACGATGACTGACAGACAGAAGGTTCTGGCTGCAATCAACTCTCGTGCTCAAAACATATTATCTGCTTTCAGCTCTCGTGTTGAAGAGGATGGTGGAGAGGTCGAAAACCCTAGCTGCTTAACATCTTCTCTTAAAGACCTAATAACTGGATCTGACTCTTTGCTTATCGATAGATACGCATCCCCAGCAGCTGCATACTCTCTGCGTAAGTTGCGTAGAGACTATCTAGGTCCAGCGATTAGAGTACGGAGATTTGTTGATGCTGAAGAACTAGATATATTCTTTGATTCAGCTGGTAATCTAGACACAGCTTCTCTGGAGGCTTTCTGTGCAGGTACGGACGGGTATGTGTCTGTGTGGTATGATCAAGCTAACGGGAATGACGCGGAGCAGACGACGACGGCACACCAACCGCAGATTGTGTCGAGCGGGACGGTGTTAGATATTGATGGTAACTCGGCAATAAGTTTTGACGGAAACGACGAACTAATTGTAAACCACGCTGACGTGTACGGACAAACGCGCTTAGACATTTATATGCACTATCAAAGCAGCGATGACACACTTATCATGTTTTCGGATACCTCGGACGGGGGCAGGTATAGTTTTGTGATAGGAAATAGTAGCACGTCAACTACTTTGTCGGGTTCTTATGGCAGCCCAAATCTTTACGCAAATGGTACACAGGTCAGCATTACGTCAGGCGTAACGACTCGTGACGACTTGCACACGGCACTGATTACAAACGCCGCCAGCACAACGGCGGGGACGCTGGAAGTACACGAAAACGCAACAACGAGCAGCTGGCCAAATTTTGGAATAAGCGACTACGGAGTAACTTTTAGACTTATAGGAAAAATTGCCGAAACTATCATTTTTAACTCCGACCAGTCAGCCAACCGCACGGGCATCGAAACCAACATCAACGACTACTACAACATCTACTGATGAGCTATATAATCATAACCGCATCTAGCGATAAGACTTCTGAGCAGCGTTGTAAAGATATTTCTGAAACACTGTGGACCCTGCAGCGCCCTAGAGCTATTCGCCATCCTAGAGATGTCACAAACAGATTTTGCGGTATTGTAGTGCACAACGACAATAGAGCTGCTTTAACGATCAATGAGTACGACATTATTCGTCTTCATGCACAGCTTGATACAACTGAATTGTTTGAATCCATGCCAGAGTACACAGACGAAAAGAAAGCTCTCGTAAGTACACTCCTTGCAGAAAATCAAGGTGGGTCTGTCATTGTATCAGAAATTCTCCCAGATTCTTTTGTGTATACGACACATGAAGAGATGGAGGAGGATGGATGGTTCCCAGACACCGATATCTAATTCTCTAGCTCCCTATAGAAGGCCTGCACTAACAGTCTAGCCCTCTGCGTTAGAGCATATCGTACTCTGTAGTTATACTTCGTCTCGTCACGAAACAAATGGTCCTCCATGGTTTGAGACGGAGTGAGCTTATTGAAGTGTTTATACAGCATTTCTCGTTGCTGTAGTGGATATATGATTCTATTCGATAGGTTCGTTTTGTTATACCCTAGATCTTTAGACGCATAGTCTATCGTAAAGAACTGTAAGTCGTACCCCCACAGCAAAAACTCTATCTCAGCGAAAGAAACGTCCCATTCTCTCTGCACCTTCATACGTACCTGTTTGAGTCTCTTGAGGTTATTCCTTTTAATATACTTCTTATCTTGCATCGAGAAGTCGCGGAACATTCTTTTTTTCGGAACTTTGCTTTTTGGCATCTAATACTATATATTATGGAAGACGATTTTTTGATGGAGGTTCACAGAATAGCTGTAGAGCTAGAACTACTTATAGACAAGTATGATCTCAGAGATAATGTCATTTCTATGATGGTAGTTGGTGTGCTCCAGGATCTGGGGCTAGAGAATCTGTCAAACATGAAGGCCATATACTCACACAACATTCAGAACAAAGAAGAGTTGGATGTCATGACTGATTTCGCTAAAGATACATGGGAGGATAGCAAAGATATAGACGACGAACCAGATATTGACGATCTGTTGAAAGGTTTGGGCATATCTTTGAACTAAAAATTAATTATGACTGGAATTATAAGGAAGATTATCATCGGAAGAGATCCGAAGGATGCCATGGCCTATTTTATAGGTATGAGAGCTGGTGGTGGCGAGGTGAGCACAATAATTATGGATGAAGAACATCTAATTAGGTACAATCGTAAGAGATATCTTGTATATTTGCAACAAGACGGTAGTCAGGTTCTATGGAAGTCTATAGACGAGATGCCGTGTATAATTGAATACGATTGTAATTTTTAATTCATGAAAACTCTGGACTTGTTTGTCGTTGAGCTCAAGAAAAAGCTCAAGGACACAATCAAGACGGAAAGCGGTTTCGAACTCTACGTAGATCCGAAGTTTAAAGACTTTGAGCATAGAGTCACAGAAGGGCCAGTTGTGTGCTCACCGCTTCGTCACAAAACGGGCGTTAAAGAAGGTGATACACTTTACTTCCATCACCTTGTCGTACTTAACGACGGCCAGGTTCTTACTGGTCTAGACAACAACTATTTAGTGAGGTACGACCCCACTCATACTGTAAACAACCAAGCCATCGCATACAAGTGCAAAGACACTGGTGTGATTCAACCTCTTGCTGGGTGGACGCTACTAGAGCATGTAGAGGAGATGAAGCCAGGTACGCAGAGCGATCTCATCGAGGTCGTAAAGCTTACCGAGGCTGCTGTAACCAAAGCTCGCGTAGCATTTATGGCTCCGTGGATAGAGGAGCTTGGGTTGAAGATCGGGGATGTAGTCGGGATCAAGAAAGATATGGACTACAAGATCGAAATAGACGGGAAGAATTATTATCGCGTAAGAGCAGAAGACCTACTTTATGTCGAGGAAGAAGTTCACAACGATTGAGGCCGCACAGAGGCTCATGGAGAGCATGGAGGTGGCCATCAACAACATGATCGACGAGGTGAAGAAACCCGTAGATCCAGAGGCTGGAGGGGCTGCACGTAAAGCAGAGTTACAGTCTATTAAACAAACCGCTACGGATTGTAAAGAACTTCTGGTAGAGCGCCAGAGGTTAGAACAAATGATCAAAGACCTTAGAGACAATGGAGGAATCGAAGAAGCCAAGGACTACAGCGGAGGTTTCGCTGAAAAGTTCTCTAAATGATTGGAAGGAAATTGTATATCAGATGAATAAAGTTGAATTTAAATTTTGGGAGGAATCATGGAATAAAGACTAAGGGGTTCTTTTCGACAGTCGGCCCTCTACGCATATAGGGCAATCAAACTGGGGCGTAGTTCAGTTGGTTAGAGCGTCTGTCTTATACACAGGAAGTCGTGGGTTCAAGTCCCACCGCCCCAACATTGTTATATTTGCAGTATGAAGCGAGACTACAAGAAAGAATATGCTAAGTACGGGAAATCCCGTGCGGCTAAAAAGTACCGCGCCATACTGAACAAGTATAACCGTCGTAAAGGAACATACGGGAACGGAGACGGTAAGGATGCGGCACACTCAGGAGGCAAGATAAAGGGTTTCATGAGGGCCTCGCTTAACCGAGCCAACAACCGACCTAAGGTCAGGAATTCCAAGCGCTCGTAGCTCAGTAGGATAGAGCATCTGCCTTCTAAGCAGACGGTCACAGGTTCGAATCCTGTCGGGCGTACAAATTAAATTAAAATGAAACAGCAGTCAGAAACTATAGACAAGAAGCGTGTTCGCCGCAAAGGGGTGCATGCCAAGACACGGACGTCAAACATCAAGACGTCTAAGCACTACAAGAAAGCTTATAGATCTCAAGGAAGATAATCATGGCCAAGTATGTATGCGAATGCCTCAAGCACGAGGAAGACAAGTCTGGTGTCTCTATAAAATTTAGAGATGGGAAGGCTCAGCACGACATCCAGTGTCCGTGCGGGAAGTACATGGGGCTTAAAGAACCTAAGACTGGCGCCCCTGGATTCAGACGAAATAGGTATGGTCAGGTGTTCTGATGTCCACGCTCGTAAACATAGAGGAGTATGAAATTCCTGCTATCTCAATTTGCCCCAAGGGTACGAAGGGGAAGTCATTGAGCGTGGTTCATTACTCATTATGCTTCCCGCTCAGCCTCCCGCGAAAGAAATTTTCGGACATGGAAGGCCAGTGGACATGCAGATGTGGAAAAGGACTGCTATGCCTGCAGAGTTGTCTCGTATTAAGTCTATGGATGAGTGGTCGGAGATGCCAAGGGAGTTTCGACAAAAGTTTTCTCCATATATCGAGGAGGAGTTTCGCCGTAGGCGTGAGGGCTTTTGGTTTTATAATGCAGGGAGGCCTACATATATAACGGGTAGGCACTATATGATGCTCCAGTGGACTCGCATGGATGTGGGTTATCCAGACTACCTGGAGTTCCAAAGAGATATTTTCTTACATTTGGCAGCGTGTGAGGCGGATCCGCGCTGTATAGGCCAGCTGTATACGAAGTGCAGGCGTAGCGGATATACCAATATCTGCTCCGCTGTGCTTCTCGATGAAGCTACGCAGGTCAAAGACAAGCTCCTAGGTATTCAGTCTAAGACTGGTAAGGACGCGCAAGAAAATATATTCATGAAGAAGGTGGTGTACATGTTCCGCCACTACCCCTTCTTCTTTAAACCCATTCAAGATGGTACCACTAACCCACGCATGGAGCTGGCTTTTCGCGAGCCGAGTAAGAGAATCACGAAGAAAAATAAGACTTCGCAGACGGGCGAGGCTCTTAATACGGTAATTAACTGGAAAAACACAACAAACAACGCATATGATGGCGAGAAGCTACATTTGCTGTATTTAGATGAAGCAGGAAAATGGGAAAAACCTACAGACATAAGGGACGCATGGAGGATTCAGCGGACCTGTTTGATCGTCGGGCGAAACATAGTGGGAAAGGCAATGGTCGGAAGCACCGTAAACCCAATGGACAAGGGTGGAAAGGAGTACAAGGACCTATGGCTGGACTCGGACCCGATGGATCGGAACGCGAATGGGAGAACCAAGAGTGGCCTGTATAGGCTTTTTATACCCGCTGACGAATCACTAGAAGGATTTTTTGACAAATATGGAAGACCAATCATTACTGACCCTGATACTCCTGTGGACGGCCTTGATGGCGTCGATGTTTCGCAAGGAGCTAGGACGTATCTTAAAAACGAAAGGGAAGCGCTAAAGCACAACCCTTCTGAGCTTAACGAAATAACGAGGCAGTTCCCGTTTACTGAAGATGAAGCCTTTAGGGATAGCATCGAGGGGAGCCTGTTTAACATCGGTAAGATCTACCAGCAGATACAGTACAACGACGAGCTATACCCCAACCCTGTAGTGAAGGGCAACTTCATCTGGAAAGAGAAAGACAAAGAAGTCGTATTCTCTCCAGACCCTCAGGGGAGGTTCCGTGTGACTTGGATGCCTCCGCCAGAAGACAGGAATGTAATCAGGACAGACAGAGGTAAACTCGTAGCACCGTTTGCGGATCGTGGATGCGGTGGCGTCGACTCCTACGACCTAGACGCTACGGTGGATGGGAGAGGGTCTAAAGGGGCTATGCACCTGTACAACAAGTTTCATATGGACAACCCGTCCAATATGTTTGTGCTTGAGTACGCATCTCGTCCAGACCTAGCCAAGATATTCTACGAAGACGTGCTTATGGCTGCGTTCTTCTATGGGTACCCACTTCTGGTGGAGAACAACAAGTACGGTATTGTAAGGTACTTTGAATCAAGGGGTTACGATGGATATCTTATGGATAGACCAGAACACCTGCAATCCGCTACGTCTAGAGTAAATGTAAAGACCAAGGGTATCCCATCGAACTCACAGGATGTCATACAGTCTCACGCTCAAGCAATTGAGGCGTATATTCACGAGCACGTAGGAGA